TCATTAATGTTAATACCCTGTTTAAGAGTGCGCACTCTAATATTCAGGTCATCAAAATTCGTGAAACTTCCAAGCTCTCCTGGCTGTGTCAAACCGGAATCAATTGAAGGCAGATCACCGCTGCCAGCCTCTCTAAATATAGTGGTTTCAGTGTCCAGACCAAAAGCTGTAATTGCTATTCCGTCAGTGTCAGATAACCCTGTTGTTCTTAAATTTGCCGTTGAGTTAGCGATTTGATTGTAATTACCAAACACCCCCTCCCAGCCACTGCTTCCAGTAGCGCTAACCCAGTACTGCGACCAGCTCCGATTTACCGAACCAGAAAATTTAGAAAAAGAATCAAATATTGCCTGAAAAGCTGGACCCAGTTCCTTCCAATACAAAGAAGAGCTGGCTGCCGACGAAACGTTGCTAGCCACGGCTGGAGTTGATTCGGTATTAAACAGTCTAGCATTGGACCAAGAGTTGTTATAGTTTAATGTATTTGTGCCAACAGTGCCCGTTGCCCCTGCACTCGTGCCAAAGCGAAGGGAAATTTCAGCATTTTTCTCGCATGAGAATAAAACTGGTGCAAAACCAGTCAGCTCATAAGTTGTCACATTATACGAGCCAGCTGGTTGAGAGCCATTTCTAAATGCTATCCCAGTGTAAGTGCCGGTATTTTGAGAACTATCTACCCTTGTATTGCCGATTAAGCACAAACCGCTAACCACGACTTCTTTTGGTCCCAGTTTAATTACACCGCCCAAGTTGGATGTTTCTCCTCGAATATTGTTATCAGCCGGCGTCATTGCGCCAATTGCAATATTGCCAATATCCCCAGTGCTATTAAAAATTATAACGGGATAATTTCGCATACCATGAATTTGACCATGCGTGCCCTCAATATTAACTGCGTCAACTGCTTGCGCTCTCAGGTAATAATTAAGAGCGTTGTCAAAGCTGGAAATAGCCAATGCACGCCAATTACTAGGGTTTGTGCGATCGGCTGCAACGTAATCATCGTTGTCAGCGACAAACCAGCTATCAGGCACTGCGCTGCTATGCAAAGTTTGTTGCGACCCCCACCACGCAACGCCAATAACTGTTGCATCTTGCTCAAAATTAAGCGCAAGCCCCCGATGATATGTAAGTAACGCTGTTTGACCTGTGCCCTTGAAAAGCTGGTTTTGCGTAAATTTTGTGATAAATGTTGGCTGTTTTGTGCTGTCTGTGAAATTAATGGCGTTAAATGGCACTGTGCCAGTATCAATATCTGTGTTTAGGTAAGTATTTGCTGTAAAATCCCATGCTCGGATGCGAGCAATGAAAGAGAATGTAATCGTTCCAGATTCCAAATAGAGTCCAGGCCCAATCCGAAACTCAACAGTTTGAGTTGAACCATATGCTGCATTGGCGTAATCGGCGGCTGCCGTTAAAGTTTTTACGGCATTAGTGGCACTTGTTGGCGCCTCAGCCAGCAAGGTGTCTACGCTTGTGACATTTCGTCCATTTTCTGGGTCGACGTAGACGTACTGAACGCCGGATCGCGCACTAACAAGACGGTTTTCTGTCTTCCAATAGTTCAGTCCACCAGGCGTGACAAACTTTGCGCCTGCATTGTTGAGCAAGCTATCTGTGGACAGCGAAGCGCTGCTACTGAGCTCTGTAATACTTGCAATTTCACCAACGCCAGATTTTGTTGTCGTGGCGTCAAAAGCGCTAGACAGGATGACGTTGGTGGCGTTGACGGTCAACGAGTCATTGATCGTCGTCGTGCCATTTAGGGTTAGGTTGGTGAACTCGGTTGGCGTGTCGAGCGTGATGTCGTTCGCGCCAAGGTTCTCAACGCTGAGGGTTTCGCCGGTTGCAATGTCCTCCAAGCCGCGTGGTGTGACTTGATAGCCCTCTTCGTTGAAGCCGGTTGCATAAACGCGACCACCATCAACGTTGGTGAAGTAATAAGTGAACTTGTTTTGATCGGATAGTTGCCCTTGATATTGTGGGATTGCTTTGGTGTAGTTCAGATAACCAGTCCACTCCCAAGCGTGACCAAACATCCGAATGACGCTTGGACGGCGGAATTGAACGGCCCAGTTATCCAGTGAATTTGCAGCGCCAGCAGGCACATAGCTGTTCATGTCCCCACTGTCTGACGGATTTAGCTCACGAGATGCGCTCGCCTGAGGAGTCAACAATGTGTGAGCTTGTGCGTTGGTAAAACCAATCGCGGTCAAAAACAGGTGAAGTGCTCGGTAATCTGTAGCCGCTCTGTACTGATCTTGGATTAGCGTGTTGCTGCCCCACAGTGTCGAGAAGTTATACCCGAGAGTGGTTGACGCTTCAGTGCCTGCGGTGTCGTTATCAAAGATGAGAATTGGCGATTCATTTCTATAAAAGTCTTCGGGATTGAACGTAGAAGCCATGTGGACATAGCTTTCGCTCCATTTGGTAGGGGTAAACGAGGCGTCCTCGTTATCTTCGATACAAGTGAAATGCTTATTGCTGCGCTTGACGGTTTCACCCTTTTTGTAGTAAGTGTTAGCCGTCCACACTTGAGAGGTATTACCGCGACGCAGAATCACCTCAGATCCCAAAGAAGCTCCAGAGATGGACGTTTTGGCAACTGATTGTACCAGCAACACTTCAGTTGCATCAAACTCCGCATCAATAGCGGCATCGGATATATCTGTTTGGATTACATAATCACGAACGGGGAGACGGGCAGCCGAACTGGTATTTGCCAGTTTTAGCGTGTATCGACGCTGCTCTGGAGTACGAGTATCTACAAAGCGGCGGATGTAAACGCGCTTGCCGATTGCGTTGCTAGCACCGGCTGCTGTCGTGCCAGGAGTTTCGCCATCCTCGTCCTCAATGGCGGCATTGATATTCAGCCGATCAGTGTCAGCAGTGCTCCACGCAGAAGCCGTGAAAGTGGTGCGCCAGTCTTTGCCGAGCGGGTTTTCAACCCAGAGGTAACTGTTCTGGCGCAGTGTGTACCCATCCCTAGCAACAATGGCTGGCACGCCGGAAATCGTTACACTTTCGCCAAGTGGCGTGGTCAAATCAATCGTGCTAGCTGTAATTGCAGAAATAGTGCCGAGGTAAATTCGACGGATGTTGTTGGTTAAACCGGAAAGATTGTCAGCAACTTTGATAGTGCTGACGTTCCAGTTACTGTCAGCGACAAAGCTGTTTGTGCGGTAACCTTCAGAAATTGCTGAACAACCGCCAAAGTTAGAGTTGCTGTTGGTGATGGTGATTTCACCGCCATTTTCAGTCCAGTGGTGAACGCCTTGGCCGATTGCGAAGACTGAAACCTCTTGGATGACCGCCTCGTTTACAGCGCGAATATGGAAAGACCGGCGGTTGGGATCCATCCGCACGTTGTCAGGACTGGTGTTGATGTAATCGGCATAGTTAGCAAAAGCTCCCCAGGTACTTGACGAATACTTTTCCCAGCAACTTAAATCACGCTGCAGGCTGACACCAGTAAATTGAGCCGTAACTATCGAGCGGAAACCAGTGGGAACCGCACCATCGGCATAAATGCCGCACAGACCGTAGTTGCTGCGAATTGAAGTGTTAAAGATATAAGGGCTAGCAGAAACAGTGGTATCTGTGTCTTGAGTTTGCGAACCACTGGCAGGCTGAGGACCAGTGATCTGATACTCGGAAGTATTGGTGACAGCTAAAGCATTGTTGAGGCCACCTGTGTTGTTTGTTCCACCAAAAGATACTCGGATCTTGGCATAGAACTCATCTAGATCTGCTTTGCCAGCAAATTGAAAGCAATCAAGCAGGTGGTGGCTAGCCGTGCTGCCAGCCTTGTCCATGAAGGTGAAACCAAAGTAATAGCCCGTACCAGTTACCTTGAAGATGGCGCGACGATTGCTTGCATCTGCAGCCTCATCAGCAACTGCCGGTACGGTTTCAGGGCGGAAAATTGTTTTGCGAAGATCCAATCCGCAAAGGGAAACCCCACGAGGCAGCAAAATGCCACCAGTTGCAGCGGGGTTAAAAGCTTGCAGCTCGTCGTTGCTAGGCGTTTTGCCCGATTCCCATTCGTAAACGGTGGAAGCACCAAGACCGTTCAAAAGAGTGGAAACGCCAGGTGCCAGCACAATGCTGACCAGATCGGCACTGGTAAGCGGGTTGGCGTAATACGACTTAGCCGTGATGATGCCGGCTTCAATGATGGCGCGGTTGAGCGTCTTGAACGGACGAGCTTCGGTGTAGCCGCATTCCAGACGCTGCAGCTCGATACGCTCGGTAGCACTACCGCTGGTGCTATAGCTGCCGCCAACAAAGGTATCCTTGCCTGTATATGGGTTGACGTACAGAACGTAAGGTGCGCTTAGGGGGTCATTGACGACCGCACCAGGCGCAATTTCAGCGTTGCCGCCAAGCTGCCTAACAGCATCAGCAAGGGTGGCGATCTGAGAGCGAAACGTCCCCTGAGAGCTGTTCAGGTTATCGGCGGAGCCAGTCTGGCCGCCACGAACAATTTTCGCCACAGTGCAAACCGATCGTTAAGGGCAGTCTAGAGCACCTAGTTGGTGCCCATCTTGAGAGCAATCTCGCCAACTGTAACAAAATCAGCGGAACCGGCAATCACGTCATCCGCTCTGACGTTAATTGCTGAGCTGGTCACCAGAACACTTGTTTCGTAGTAAAGCTGGCCAGGCAACATGCCGGCTTCTGAATTGCTGATCATCCAAAACTGCGCTTTAGCTTTGCAGCCTTTTTCAGTTAATAGCAATAAGCGCATTAAGGCTGTACTGTCGTGCTCGCTTTCGCTTGCGTTGCGATCGACCAAAAAGTCAAACGTACCCCCGCCGTTTACGATACTTTTGACCGCTTCGCCGTATTTTTCGCCTACGGCAGTTGTGTCAACTTCAGGCGCACTTAAATTTAAGATCCAGCTTTGCAAATCGCATTGCACAAGCCATAATGCGCCGGTCTCATCTTGATTATCAATGTAATAGCGCGGTGCAATATCCATATTGTCATATTCAGATGTCCCAGCGAAAGGCTGAATATATGTAGGCGCGTACTTGCAGATTGATTGAAGCGTGACTTCATCTTGTATGTCGCTGTACAAGTATTCACCCAAATAAGCCACGCAATCGGCTATTGCATTTTGATATTCGGCGGTCCCTGTTGGGGTCATTACTAATGAGCCGTAATCAACATTGAACAGAGGGACACGTCCGTTTAATGATCCGGCAAGCGCTGCAGCACGGCTGGTGTAAAAACTAATTCGATCAAGCTGGTCTCTGTAGATGTAAAAAGTTTTGTTTGTTGTTAAGCCGCATTCCTCTTCACGCATGTAAAATGGGTCGCCTTCTGTTGCGTCATAAAACACGTCATTGTTGTGTGCGATATGACTTCTATTGCTGCCCAAGTACCAGTCACTGCCTTGATACATCGCATGACCATCAGGACAGTCAGGACCGTCAGATGCAGTATCTAGCGGCAGACCGACAGAGCTAAAAATCTGTACCTCATCACCACTCCAGTATTCAGGGTTGCGAACGTAAATACTGTTGTAGCTGGATTGCAGCGCACTCGAAGGTAGCACCACCGCGTCTGGCGCTTCGCGGATCAGTTTTACAACTCCGCCGACGCCAAGAACAGGCATTAGATCGTCTCCTCAAATGCGCCGGATACCTGAAAGCTGAGATTGCAGGCAACGACATCGCCAACGGACACGGGTGTGCCCATCTGGTTGATCAATGCTTGGAATCGAAAAGCTTTTCCAGTCGAACTGTTCAAAATCATGTCGACCGACTGCGGTCCTTGGTTGTTGGTAAAGATATTCCCAACAAGATCAGCGACTGCTGGGTCGGTCTCGTCGTAAAGCACGGTGGCGCTACCTGTTGCACCACGCAAGCCTTCCACGTAGGTGCGGTCATAATCACCGAGCCCGGTTGTCTCAAGCGTGTCGCGCGAAACATCAAGGCTGAAATTACGGCATTTGCCTACCCGCAGACCCTTGTACCGAAGTTCGCCACTGTTGCCGGTAAGAATCGCCATCAGCCGTCCCTCTGACCTTCAAGCTTTACAGTCATGCTACTTAACCCAGGTCGAACCGAAGTCAACTGAGGTTGTTCAGCAAACCGCCACACATAATCACGTTGCAGCTTGGAGCGCAGAAAAGTATCCATGCCATCCCAAAGCTCATCGGGCAAAGTCAGTTGATTTTTGCTGCCATTGGCTGCTTCGTACGCATTAACAATCTGCAGGGCAATAGCATCAGCGATATTACCAAACTCAAGATCTATTGTTGCGTTGAAAGGCTGACTGCCGTAAGCGCGGGTTGTGCCTGTGCCTGCAATTGACACAAAACGCTTGACTGCGTACTGCCCT